GAAGACTTTAAAAGCTATGGAATATACAGTCGGGGACGACTTTAAAAATAGGAGGTTCGAAATGAACGAAGAAACACAAACAGTCGAAACGGTTGAAGAACAAAAGGTACCTGCAGAACCTGAAAAACAACCGCAAGACGAGAAGAAGTACACGGACGCAGATGTCAATGCTATCATCGATAAGAAATTTGCTAAGTGGAAATCAGAGCAAGAAGCTAAGGAGAACGAAGCAAAAAAACTACGTGAGATGAACGAAAATCAGAAAGCTGAGTATGAGCGTAAGAAACAAGCTGATTACATTGCTGAACTGGAAGCTAAAATCAACCGTAGTGGACTAGAGCGAGAAGCTTCTAAAATGCTTTCTGAGGGCGGTATTGCAGTTGATGATAAAATCCTAGGTCTTGTTGTCAAAGATACCGCAGAGAGCACGCAAGAGGCTGTAGAGAGCTTTGTTGCGTTAGTGAATGAACTTGCTGATAAAAAAGTAAGCGAGAAACTAAAAGGTAAGACACCTAAGAAGATGGAAGACACTTCGGCTGGCGAAATTACAAAAGAACAATTCAACAAAATGGGATATCAGAGCAGAAATGAATTACTGCAAAACAATCCCGAACTATATCATAAATTGAAAGGATGATTAATAAATGACACAAACTAAAATTGCACAATTAGTAAACCCAGAGGTTTTAGCTGATATGGTTTCAGCTAAGTTACCAAAAATGATTAAATTTACACCTTTAGCTTACGTGGAACGTAAGTTAGTAGGACAACCAGGAAATACAGTTACAGTACCAAAATGGGTATATTCTGGAGACGCTAAAGAAATTGGAGAAGGCGTTGCAATCGAGCCAGATCAATTAACTACTGATAAATCAACAATGACAATCAAGAAAGCTGGTAAAGGTATCGAATTAACAGACGAGGCTTTATTATCAGGCTTAGGTGACCCATTAGGTCAAGCAGCACACCAAATCGCTTTAGCTATCGCAAACAAAGTTGACAACGACTTAGCTACTGAGGCTGCAAAAGCTACTCAATATGTCGATGATGCACCTACAACAGGAGATGCACTTGATAAAGCCTTAGCAGTATTCTCAGATGAAGAAGATGCACATTATGTTGCAGTTATCAATCCAGAAGATGCGATCGCATTACGCAGTAACACAGTAAAAGAGTGGTTACGTGGTTCAGAAATCGGTGCAAATACCGTTGTTTCTGGAACTTTTGGTGAAACGCACGGTGTTCAAATCGTACGCTCTAAGAAAGTTACTAAAGGAAAAGGTTTCTTGGTTAAAATTTCAGCAGTTGAAACAGATACAGACGATGTTGCTAAATATGGTGCGTTCGTTATTAACTTAAAACGTGACGTGGCTATCGAAACAGACCGTGACATTTTAAAGAAAACAACTGTTATTACTGGCGATGAGCACTACGGTGTTTACTTATACGATCCAACAAAAGTTGTAAAATTCGGAGGTGCTTAATGGGAATGTTGTTAAGACGACATTACCCACAAAAGCCTGTTGAAACGGAAGTTGTTAATGAAACGGAAGTTGTTACTTATAACGATTTAACAGTTAAAGAGTTAAGAGATATCGCAAAAGAGCGCGAAATCGAAGGTTATTCAACATTAAGCAAAGAGGAACTTATCGCAGTATTGGAGGGATAGCATGGAAAATATCACTCAAGCAAAAATATTGCTAGGGATTGAAGACAATCTCCAAGATAAGTTACTAACAACAATAGCGACGTTAACAACCGCTAACTTTTTAGCTTACGCAGGCGTGGATGATGTCCCAGAAGGCCTTGAGTATATTATTACCGAGGTCATTATTAAACGGTTTAACAGAATTGGTGCTGAGGGAATGAGTAGTCAATCCCTCGAAGGCACCTCTATGAGGTTTGATTCCGATGATTTCAAAGAATATGACAGCGTGATTAAGCGAGTTTGCTCGAAAACATTCAATGCGGGGTTTAAGATGCTATGAGATATAACGAAAGAGTGGAAATTATCACTAATCAACAAGAAGAGTACAATCCAGAAACGGGCGAATATACTTCTAATGAAGGCGAAAGATTGATTGTCCCAGTCCACGTTATGGACTTGGGCGTTGATAAACAAGTCGCAGTTTTCGGAGAGTATAAACGAGGTTCAAAAGTGGTTTATTTCCAAAACACGCCTAAAGTATCATTTACTTATCTCATTTATCGAAAAGAACGCTATAAAAGCAGAGCGGACAAACAGTCTGGAAGAGTATTCTATTTAGAGAAGGATAACTCAGTTGAGTAGTTTACGATTTGAATTGAAAGGCCTTGAAAAACTTAATGCTAAACTTAAGAAAATCTCTAAAATGGAAGAGATTGAAAGCATCGTTGAAAAAAACGGTGTGGACATGCAAAGGAGAGCGGTAAATAACGCCTCTAAGTTCAGAGGGCATTATGAGGGCAGAGGGAAAAACAAGCATTTTGTCAAACCAACTGGGTCGACAAAGCGTTCTATTTCTGTCAATAGTAGCAAGGTCGGTAGATTTAAATATAAAGTTGCACCAGGCACTAGTTACGCTGCTTATGTTGAGTTAGGTACTCGCAAAATGAGCGCACAACCGTTTATCAAGCCAGCTTTTGACGAACAGAAGAAACTATTTAAAGACGATTTGGAGAGGTTGGTTAAATGAAATCAAGAGAGCAAGCAGTTTTTGACAGCGTATTTAAACGTTGTCTTTTTTTGGGTTATAAAACATACGATTACAAACCAGACGACGATGTTCCTTATCCGTTCGTGGAGTTTGAAGATACGACGTCAATACTCGTTCCAAACAAAACGGACGTGAAAGGAACTGTCGAGCTGGTCTTATCAGTATGGAGTACCCGAAAAAAACGAAAACAAGTATCAGATATGTGTTCGAGTATCTTAGCTGAAGCGATGAAGATTAGTGAGGCAGACGGCTATCATATAGCCTTAAATATCTCGCAATCTACAATATCGCTTTTAGACGACAACACGACAATCGAACCGCTAAAACGTGGTCGTGTTCGCTTAGTATTTACAATTTTATAAGGAAAGAGGTTAAAATATGCCAATTGCAAAAAAAGGGATTGATAGTATCCTATTATTTCGCTTGTTAAGTGAAGCAAGCAAAGCGGACGGTGCTAAACTAGCATTCCAAACTGAACACTCAACAGAAAAGAGCCGTGACGCTAACTCAGTCAAAACGAAAGACGGTGTTCTTCAATCAGTCGGTGGTATTGAGGTTTCAATCACTGCTACAACGATCATGGCAGAAGACGATGAGCTTGTTGCAAAATTAGAAACTGCTATGGATAAAGGCGAACTTGTTGAAGTTTGGGAAATTGAAAAGAACGCTAAGAAAAAAGGCGATAAATACGAATCAGTGTACTATCAAGGTTACTTAACATCATTCAAGAAAACTAAAAACGCTGAAGACTTAATCGAATTAGAACTTGAATTCGCAGTTAACGGAACTGGAGTTAAGGGTTATGCTACTCTTAATACTAGTCAAGCGGAAGTAGTTCAATATGAATTCGCTGATACTACAAAAGGAACAGCAAGTCCAGCAAGCCCAGTTGCTGCAGGACCTGGTCTAGGTTAGAAATTAAGAGAGGTTAACGCCTCTCTTTTTTATTGTATTTTTTAGAAAAAGGAGAAAATAACATGCAATTAAAAATCAATGATAAAACTTACAACATTAAATTCGGAGTGAAATTCGTTCGTGCGCTTGATAAAGCTTATCCAATCGAGCAACAAGGCTTGAAATTCGGAATGGCTCTATCTGCTAAAATCCCTGAATTATACGCTAAAAATATCGCATCATTGGCTGATATTATCTACTACGGAACAGTTACAGAAAGTCCACGTCCTTCATTATCGGAAGTTGAAACATACGTTGAAGAGTGCGAAGATCTAGAACAATTGTTTGATGATGTACTTCAAGAATTGAGTGAGTCTAACGCGGGTAAGTCTTTGCTACAGGAGATGAACCAAGGTCTCAAGAAGAAATAATTGAGAAATCATCTCTAGAAACGTTTGAGGAAATCATTATTAATTGTGTCCGATTTTTAAACATTACTGACATGAACGAGATAGGTCGTATGACAATGTACGAGTATGACTTGTTGATGACTGGAGTGTTGTTAAGAAAGCAAGATGAAGATGAACTCTTACATCGTTCTGCTTGGCTTACTAGACAGGTAGAAGCTACTAAATCGGACGGTAAAACTCCTTTATACAAAAAGTACAGTGATTTTTACAAGAAAAAAGATACTAACAAGCAAAAGTATCAACTCTCAGACAAAGAGAAAGAACTCTTACTGAGAGCAAACACGTAATGAAAGGAGGTATATAATGGCAGAAACTTATTCAGTCGAGGCGGTGTTAACCGCTGTCGATAAGGGAATGGGTTCTACTTTGAACGGTTTGCAGAAAGCAATCAACGGACTTCAAAAGTCATCAAACGCATTCGATACTATTTCAAATAAGAGTTCGTCAATGTTCAAATCTATGCTTGGTGCTAATCTTGTCAGCTCTGCGATTACGTCCGCTTTTGGTAGTGTCAAAAGTACTATGGGCGAAATGATTGGAGAGTTGAACAGCTCGAAAAAGGCTTGGGATACGTTCGATGGAAACCTCAGTAAATTAGGTTGGGGGAAAGACCAGATTAACCAAGCTAAAGAGGCTATGCAGGACTATGCAACCAAAACTATTTACTCAGCCTCAGATATGGCTAGTACGTTCTCTCAAATGGCCGCAATCGGTCGAAACGATAGTGGCGAACTTGTAAAAGCTATGGGTGGTCTAGCGGCGTCCGCTGAGAACCCTAAGCAAGCAATGACGTCTCTTTCTCAACAAATGGTGCAAGCTTTAGCTAAGCCTAAACTTACTTGGCAAGATTTTCGTATCATGATGGAACAAGCGCCAGCAGGTATGAGTGCCGTTGCTAAAGAAATGGGATTGTCACTAAATGATTTGATTCTCAAAATTCAAGCAGGCGAAGTTAAAACGGATGATTTCGCTGAGGCGTTTAAACGTGCAGGGGCGACCATGCAGGATATGGCTACGCAATACAAGACGATTGACCAAGCTATGGACGGATTGAAAGAAACACTTTCAAACAAATTAAAGCCAGCTTTCGATACATTATCTAAAGCAGGTATCAAGGCGCTTGAGGCAATCATGAACCAGCTTGATAAGGTTGATTTTAATAAACTAGCCACAGGGATTGAGAGTTTCTTTAGCAAAATTGATTTCGATGCAGTTATTGAGAAAATAACCTCGTTCGTGGGGTCAGCAGTTGCTAAAATCAAAGAGTTTTGGCAAGGTTTCTCAAATACAAGTGCGATATCTGATTTTAAACAGGCGTTGAGCGAAGTTTGGGAGGCTGTTAAGAAAGTATTTTCTTCTCTTTCTGGTGGCGATACTGCATCGTTTGGAGAAAAGGTTGGGAAAGCCTTAAGTGCAGTCTCACAGGCATTACAGGCGTTTGCTAAAATCGTTCAAAGTCTAAGTCCAGAACAGATTAGAGCGATAGCGACTGCGTTTATCGGGTTTAAGGTTGCTCAAAGGTCAACAAAACTTTTGGCAAATGCTTTAATCGGATTGAGCAAAGGAGTAGGCGCAATCAAGGCAGTTTTTGGCGGTTTAGCAAGCTTTGCAAGAGTTGCAAAGATTTTAAGTGGTATCGCTAAAGGTTCTCAAGCTGCTAGCTCGGCATTAACATTCTTGTCTGGAAGTTCAAAACTTGCTAAAGGCGCACTAATCGGACTAAACATTTTCAGTAAAGTAGGCGGTTGGATTGGTTCGGCAGTTTCAGCAATTGTTGCTTTCCTCGGACCAGTTGGTTTAGTTATTGCTGCGGTCGTGGCAATCGGTGTAGCTTTCGTTGTCCTATGGAACAAATGCGAAGGTTTCAGAAATTTCTTTATAGGTCTATGGAACGGCATTGTCAATGTTGCCTCAGACGCTTGGAAAGGTATTCAAGGCGCTTGGAGTGGATTGGTAGAGTGGTTCTCTAATCTATGGAACGGAGTTAAGGAAACCGCCTCAAATGTTTGGAATGGTTTCCTAGAAACGGCAAAACCAGTGATTGACGCTATAAAAACTGCTTGGGATAGTATCACAGGGTTCTTCTCAGGACTTTGGAAAGGCATTAAACAATTTGCCTCAAATGTCTGGGATAGCTTTGTAGAAGGCGCAAAACCAATTGTAGAGTCGTTGATGAATGTATGGAACGCTTTATCAGAGTTCTTCTCAACACTTTGGGACGGTATCGTTTCGGTCGCCACAACGGTTTGGAATGGTATTGTTGATATTGTTAAGTCGGTCGTTGAAGTGATTAAAGGCGTTTGGAACGGCATTACAGAGTTCTTTAGCAACCTTTGGAAAGGCATTACAGAGGCATCTACTATTGCGTGGAATGGTTTTGTTGATTTCCTTACTCCTATCGTTGAAACAATCAAAGGATTGTGGAATGGTTTTGTTGAGTTCATGACTGGCGTTTGGAATGGTATTGTTTCAGTTGCTACTACTGCTTGGAATTTACTACAACCTATCGTCGAAGCGGTATGGACTGCTATTCAAACATACATTTCAACGGCTATTCAAAACATACAAACTGTTATCTCAACTGGAATGCAAATTGTTCAAGAAGTATGGAATGCGGTTTGGACTGTATTTACAACAATAGTTCAGACTGTATGGACGGTCATTTCAACGGTAATTTCAACTATCTTGAATGTGATTGCTGGAATTATCAACACGGTTACCGCTGTAATCAAAGGAGATTGGAGTGGTGCTTGGGAGGCAATCAAAGGAATTGCGAATACTGTTTGGGAAGGTATTAAGACAATCATTTCAACAGTTATCAATGCAATTAAGGACATCATTAGTACAGTTTTAGGTGCGATTAAGAATACCGTATCAGCAATCTGGGAAGGTATTAAGAGCATTTTCACAACAACAATCAATGCGATTAAAGAAACTGTGGTGAATGTTGCCAACGCCTTGAAAGAAGGTTTCTTGGGTGCATTAGATGCACTTAAAGAAGGAGTTTCTAGTGCTATTGGTGCGATTAGTGGTTTCTTTGGTAAATTATGGGACATTGATTTAAGCGGTGCAGGTCGTGCGATTATGGACGGTTTTCTCGGTGGGTTGAAAGCAGCATGGAACGCAGTTACTGATTTCATCGGTGGCGTTGCTAACTGGATTGCAACTCATAAAGGACCTATCTCGTATGACAGACGATTGCTAATCCCAGCAGGTCAAACCATTATGGGCGGTTTCAATACTGCTTTAATGAGTGGATTTGAAGTCGTCAAAGGCAACGTGTCTGGAATGGCGGACGGTATCCGATCGATGTTCGATGATGCAGGTTCTAGAGTTTCAGCTATGTCAAATGCTTTACAGGGCGATTTCTCTAACAACGTATCTGGTACATTATCAGCAACTTATGAAGTCAACCATTCTAAAGAGCCAGCGGTTATTAACCTTGCACTTGGTTCTAATGATTTCAGAGCTTTTGTTGCGGACATTTCCAACATCCAAAGTAAAGAAGAAAGGATAAGATTGAAGGCTTCAAGCCTTTAATGGGTTATTAAATGTATATTTTTAATGATACAACAAAAGGCACACCAACATTTAATTCTGGTTTAGAAGTTCAATTTGGCGGTGTAAGCCTCAATCAAGAAATGAATAACGAGGACGGAACATTCTTTGTGGCGAACACAACAGGACGTGATGTCCTCGATTTTCGTCATGAAACATCGACTATCAAAGGTCGAGACGGTCAATATCTCTATGGCGCTACTTATAAAGAGCGTGAGATTGAGATACAGGTCAAGCTAACAGGCTATACTGATATAGGAATGAGAAAGCAGTATGAGCGATTAAACCGCTTGCTGTTCTCTCGACAAGCTAAGAAATTAGTATTTGGTGATGATCCTGGAAGATACTACAAGGCAATCTTTTCAAAAGTCAAGAAGCCGGAACTGGAAGATGCAAATGATACGGTTATCAAATTGCATTTCATTTGTTACGACCCATTCAAATATACTGAGCCTAAAACTGAAACGACTAACAAGGTGACTTATAACGGAGATTTTCAAGTAGAGCCTATTTTAAGGCTTACTACTCAAGAAGGTTCTGAAATTCGTATCTTGCATCTTGAAACACAAAAATATATCAGATTAAAGGCTACTTATGTTGGTGGTTCAAGTCTACTCGTAAACTGCGAAACGAGAGAAATCAAGTTAAACGATAGAAACGAGTTGATGCATTTTGATATGGTTAACAGTCGATATTTTAAGTTGCAAAAAGGCATGAATACATTTCAAGTCGAAGGCGCTGTGTTGAATAGTATTGAGTACAAAGAGGTGTTCGCATGATTTACTTATTTAATCAAATGGAAGAATTGATTGATGTAATTGATGAGGCAAGCCTTGCAGATTTTACTCATACAATCGAATCAAACAAATTCGACAGAGCGAGCTTTGAAATTCCAATAGATTACAAGCCAAGCATTATTAAAGAAGTCCAGTTTTTCGGTTTTCAATCGAGAGACGGGGCTTTTTGCTTGTTTAGAGTTTCTGAAAAATCTTACGATGTCAGCTTGACAATCCAAGGTATAGACAGAGCAGAAAGCGATCTAAATTCATTCATTATCGAAGACAAGCGACCTTCTGGAACTGCTGACCAAGTATTGAGTGGAATTTTAGAAGGAACAGGCTATCAATTAGGGAATGTAGACGGCTTGACTAGAACAGGTAAATTGAGTTTTTACTATATTTCAGTTCGTCAAGCGCTCGTTAAAATAATTGAATCGTATGCTTGCGAGTTCAAGATTAGATATACCTTTGTCGAAAATAAGATAATCGGACGATACATTGACCTAAATCAACGCTTTGGACGTGTTACAGGTCATCAATTCGAGTATGGATCTAACATTCTAAATGTTACCTACGAAGAATCGTCTGATGATGTTGTAACTGCTCTTATCGGCCGTGGTAAGGGTGAACAAAGCACGGATGAAAATGGGGAAGCTACGGGTGGTTATGGTCGTAGAGTCCAGTTTAAAGATGTTGTTTGGACTGTATCAAATGGCGCCCCTGTCGATAAGCCAGCAGGCCAGAATTATGTAACGAATGACGCTGCTAAAAACATCTACGGTTTACATCAAAATGGCGTTATTAAGCATCGTTTTGGCGTATATACCAACGAAGATATTGAAGATCCTGTTGAGTTGCTAAAAGCAACTTACAAAGAGTTACAACGCTTATCTGTTCCTATCGTTACATTCAAAGCCAATCTTTTGGATTTGTCCAATGCGATTGAGCAAGATATTTGGATTGGAGATAGCGTCGGAATCGTAAGAGACCAGATAAGTATTTCTTTTGAGGCTAGAATTCATAAGCTAACAATCGACAAGCTTGATAATAACCGCTCAGTCGCTGAACTTGGAGATTATCAAACGTTACAAGCTAAAGACCGTGCAACACGTCAACAGGCTATCAAAGAGGTCGTGAAAGGCTTTACCGAGTCGCTATTCGACCAATCTATTGCGAAAGAGGTCGAAAGACGTAACAAGGAAATTGACGAAAAAGTTCGAATCATAGAGCTTGAAATTGACAATGCTCTAAAAGAATACAAACACAAAACAGAGGAATTAGGCACTAAAATCCATGAGGAAATGGAAAAAGAGCGTCCCGAGTTTGTTAAGCGTATCCGAGAGGAACTAATGAGCGGTGCGGACTCAATCGCTGAGTTAAGCAAGAAATTGGAACAGGTAAGCGAAACAGCAAGAATTAACGCAGGACTTATTGGTGGAGACGGAACAGCTATTTACAATAAAAATCGTCTCAACGGTAGCACTGCTAAGAAAATCGCCTACGGTACTGATTATGTCGAAGTGGGTCACAATGGAGAAGGCTTTGAACTAGGTAAACAGTACGTGATAAGCTGGTCTGCAACGTGTACGCCTTACGGGAAAACGGATATAACTGTTTCAGTAAACAAGACACCGTTTTATGGTGGGCATGTTCATTTATCGCCTATCAACTCAGTTCTGCCAGAGATTGACAAAGACTTGACTCAAAAAGATGAACAGGTCTTGGCAGTATACAACGGTGCTTACCGCTTGACTTTCACAGGCGATTGGTACCAAAACATAGAACATTCCATTATGGTTGATAATCGGACAAATCGATTTGAGTTAGAACCAGTCTACAAGACTATTGCGGACGGGCAAAATTCGATATATGACGGAAGTTGGAACGAAAGACCAACATTTATTTTTGACGGAGGTAGAACATGACGGAAACAATACCAATTAGAGTGCAGCATAAACGAATGACAGCTAGTGAGTGGGCAGATAGCTCTATTATATTACTTGACGGAGAACTCGGAGTTGAGAGTGATACAGGAAGAATCAAGGTCGGAAACGGTCATGACCTATACTCGGCTTTGCTATATCTAACAGGACCAAAAGGCGACCGTGGAGAGCGTGGCGAACAAGGACCAAAAGGGGCAGACGGAGTTCTTCGTTTTGAGGACTTGACAAGCCAACAAAGAGAGACATTGAAGGGGGCGCAAGGACCAATCGGACCTGCAGGACCAGTAGGACCTCAAGGACCGACAGGACCAGCAGGAACTCAAGGACTAAAAGGAGAGACTGGCGAGCCAGGTCAAAATATTATCAATCAAAACGGCGGACAGCCATTGAAATATTGGGCAGGAACAAAGGCACAATATGACGCAATCGCCAATAAAGACGAAAACACTATCTATGATATTTACACAGCATAGAGGGAGGTAATATTGTGCGAGAAGGAATTTACATTGGTAACAAAGAGGTTGCTAAGCGTTATATCGGTAATATGTTAGTTTGGGAAAAATTGAAATTGCTATTTAGCGAAAAAGTAACGATAATGTATAATGCGTTCGCTAGGGAAGTATCCATATTAGAACATGAATTATCTTTAGAGAATGTAAAAGCTATTGAAATAAACGGACAAAAAATAGCTGTTTCTAGTGTTAGAAAAGGAATAAACATTACCGTATTCAAATTCGTTGATAGTACAAAGGAGTTTGAACGGAAAACGAATTTTAAACGAAGCACACCTTATTACCAAGGGATTGATATAAAAGTATACGGAGGGCAATAAATGGACATCACAATTCAAAACGTCCGTGCGCCAGCACTTGAGCATAACGGTCGTTATTACAAAGTGTTCCAGCCACAATCAAAAGACGAATTGCTGAAATTGCATCATTTGGGGTGTGCTGGGGATACCGTGATAACGGATATTCAGTTAGAGCAAGGAGATTTTCCTACTAGCTTTGTCGAGCCTATGGTTACACAACGGACTTTGTCTGGACTATTTAAGGACATGCGTTCTATTGAGTTGGAAATGCGAGACCAAAATAGCACGCTTTGGAGTAAAATTCAAAAAAGCAACCAAGGAGCATTGACTCAGTTTTTCGATACGAATGTTAAGAGTGCTATTGCACAAACGGCAAACGAAATCAGACAGGAAGTGCGAAACGCTTCTAATAGTGCTAGAGTACAGGTTACTCCCGAGGGCGTGGTTATTGGCTCAACTACTTTGACAGGCGAACAACTAGCCTCTACCATTTCCACAAGCCCTAGAGGTGTAGACATCATCGCACCAAAAATTAAGGTTAAGTCTGACATGATTGTGGACGGTGCGATTACCTCAAGCAAAATTGCTGCAGGGTCAGTTACTGCCAACGCTCTAGACGTCGGCTCGGTTACGGCTGATAAGATTAAAATTGATAATGCATTAATTCAAAGGCTGGTATCTCAACAAGCGTTTATCGATGAATTGTTTGCTAAGCAAGCAACAATCACGAAAATTAAAAACGTCGATTTCACAGGAGACCATATCAAAGGCGGACGCATTTCCTCGCTAAATGGAAATACTACGTTTGACTTACAAACAGGGCAAATTGATATGAACGGTTTTGGTGTGGGGGTAAGAAACCAATTTCCTAACCGTCCATTACAATATCTTGCGTTTGGCGCAGGTAGCATCAACGGTGTCGAAGG